GGCTAGGTCGGGAAAGGTGGCGCGCGAGACGGTCTGACCGTCCGCCGGGATTCGACCTACCGGGATGGACGAGCGCAGCGGCCACCAAGCCACCGCCCCCACCGGTACCGGAGATACAACGCGGTATTTGCCCGCCGCGGCGTCGAACTCGGCCATGCCTTGCCCGTTGACATAGATGGGCCCGCCGTCCGCCGTGGGCAGCTCGCTCGTGTTGAACGGTTGCACAGTGCGGCGCAGCAGCCGCTGTTCCGACACCCATCCGTCATTTGCCGAGTTGCGGCGCTTGAGCCAGCCGGTCCCGGTGTCCGCCCAGCGCATGTACGGGGCGACGTAGGCGCCCGTCAACGTCGCAGGGTCCACGGCGCCGGAGAAGTCCGAAGCGACGTTGACGAAATTGTCGTCGACCTCGTCGCGGGTCAGGAGGCGCGCCAGGTTGCGGCGCAGGGTGAGCAATCGGGCCATGGCTTACCCGCGCTGCTGGGCCAGCGTCCAGTTGATGGTGAACACGTCCTCGGGCTCCTTGTTCTTGACGCCGAACACAGAGCGATTCGTCATCGTGCCGGCAGCGGCCGCATTGAAAAGACCGGCCTCGGTGACGGGGCCCGACCCCACGCCTTCGCCGAAAGTCGCGGTATAGAGGCGCTGCGCGCCGGTGCCGGAGATGGTGACCGGCACACGGCTGCCAGCGATTTCCGCCTCCAGGGTCTTGTCTGCACCCGCCGCCGGCGTCGTGCCGATGCCCAGCGCCATATGGGAAATCACCCCCACCGCTTCGCCAGCGGCGCGGGCGGCCAGATAAGCCAGGCCGTCGTCGGTGAACAAGTTCTTGATGACGAAGCGCTCGGTTTGTCCAGTGCGCCCGCGGCGGACGATGATCTCCAGATCACCCCGGTTCAGGGCGCCGGAGCTGTTCTGCATGTTGCTCATGGGAAAGTCCTTTCAGAAGGAAGTGGCGTCGCCGACGTAGTCGTCGGCATAGTCCAGGGCGTAGTTCTCCAGCACCACACGGCCGGAGTCATGCGACGCGGCTGCATCACGGCGCTCGCGGGCCACCGCCAGCGCCAGGACGTCGACCGCCACCGCGGCGTCGAATCGAATGGAGCGCACCGTCTGCCGGGCCCAATCCACTGCGGTGCCGGCCGACAGCCGCACGAACGCCAGGGCAAACCGGTCCAGCGCGCCAGCAACGTCGGCCCGGCCGAAGGCAACGCCAGCGCCGACCACGTCAGTGGCGACCGCGCCATCGCGGCGTTGGCCCACCACGGCGACGGCACGCCAGTCGACGGCCGCCGCCAGGTCATGGCGGTTTAGGATCCGCACCAGGCGGAAGTAGTCCACGGCCAGGCCGAGGTCCGCCAGGATGGGATTCAGGCCCAGGGGGTCCGCCACCGCATCCACGCGCGCCACCAGGGTGCCCGAGGCGTCGACCGTGGCGGCGACGATTTCATGCTCCAGGTGAACGGGGCCGGTCATGCTAGAACTGCTCCCGCACCTGGAATTTCAGGATGGCGAACGCCGTCTGGATGCGGCCATCGGGAAAGGTCACCTCGACCTCGCCTTCGAATTCACCCGCCGTATCCAGGGCGTCGGCCGACCAATCCATGGCCAGGCGGCCACCACGGCCGGCCACGTCATAGGGCGGGCGGTAATCGACGTCGCCCGTCTCGGGGTCGACGTAGCCGGCGATGGCAAAGCAGGGCATCGTGGCCTTGACGATATCGGCGCCCACCTCGCGGAACAGCAGCCGGGCGGTGGTGCCGGGCGCGGACAGATCCAGCGGGCGCCGCGTGCGCTGGTCCGTCAGTGACAGCTGCAGCTGGGGCGCGGTGTCTCCCTGCACCAGGCGGATTTTTTCGGTTGCCATGCGTTATTTCTGCTCGTTGGGGCTGGTCATCGCCTTGGCGGTGACGTCGCTGGTCAGGGTGGACTGGCATGCCGCCAGGTGCTGGGCGGCGCGCTGGTGGAACGCGGGCACCGTGTCGGCCTCTTTGAGGAAGGCGCGGTAGAGGATGTAGTCCACCAGCGCCGGCGCGTAGGCGCCCTCCTCGGCCAGCTCCTTGTCGCCGTCGTCCTTCGTGACCGGCGCCGGCGGCTTGGCGTAGGACAGCTCGATAACCACCCCGGCTCGCGCAGGCGGATACACGTCGAACTGGCCAGGGCTGCGCTCGTCGTACAGGAAGTGGCGGATCTCCTGCGCCTTGGACTGGCTGCGCCAATTCGGGCGCACGCGGCCCAGCGCCGCGGCGTCGGCCACCGTGATGGCGCGCTGACGCGGCGCCGAGACATTGCGCGGCACGTCGAACAGCATGCGGGCGCCGCCCGGCAGAGCCTGGCGCGCCCCTTCGGCGCAGGCGAAATCCTCGGACACCTCGTACAGGTCCGGCCGCAGGCGGTACGCCTCCAGGCGGCCGTCGCTCAACCACATGGGCAGCTCGGTGTCGTCCCAGTAGACGGCGCCGTCGTCCTGCAGGATGGTGCGCGCGCGGGTGATGACTTCGCCGACCTTCATTTGAATTCATCCCCGCCAGTGCGCATCCGGCGCTTTGCAAAGCCGCGTGCGCCATCATCGGCCAGCGTGTTGCAATCCCGGTCGAACTCCGTCTGGTAGCCTCCAGCGCGGCCGGGATCCGCGTAGCCCGCCTTATGCTGGTGCAGGCGCGCCAGCGCGCCGTTGGCCAACTTCTCGGCGTAGCGATTCAGCAGCACGTCGTGCAGCTCGCGCGCGTTCCTGGTAGGCGCGTAGGCCACCTCGAGCCGCAGCGCCCGCGGCGCCTTGACCGTGACCGCCGGCACCAACTGCACGAAGCCCGGCAGCCGGCAGTAGAAGTGCTGCACGTCGGCGGTGCTGCCAACCTGGCGCCAAGCCCAGCCGTCGGGGAATTTCTCCTCGAGTTCGGTGCGCGTGGCCGACGTCACCGGGCCCTCGGGCAGCCAAGCCGCCACCACATCGACAATATGCGTGTCAGCCTCGGGCGGGTCCAGCTCGTACTCGGTCGTGCCAGGCACCAGCGTCACCGGATCGAGGAACGCGCGCAGCACGCGGGTGCGGGTGCAGAATTCGATCGCTGCGTCGACGATGGCATCCTCGACCGCCGGCGTGGGCGCGCCTTCGATAAGCGGCACCACGAACCGCTCGAAATCTGCGATGGCGGCCATTACGTCGGTTCGCCCGCGGCGCGCGAGTTGGCCAGGCTGACGATCTGCTGGATCATCTCGTCCTTCTTGAGGGCCGCGTCGAGTTCATGGTTGAACTGGGCGCGGGCGAACGTCGCCAGGTCTTCCTTCTTCATGCCCTGCAGGTTGGGCATGTTGAAAGGCGGCACCTGGCTCTGCTCGGACAATTTGCCGTGGCCGCCCGCCTGCTGCGTGGTCACGACCAAGCCGATGTTGCCCGGGTTGTCGTCCGCTTCCTCCCAGGCCTCGCGCCAGACGTCCTTGTGGGGCGTCAGCTTGATGGCGATCAGCGGCGGCACGAAATGAATCTGCCCGCGCTCCCACACCAGGCCGGTGCCGGCGACCGTGTCCTTCTTCTGTTCCTTCGCCCCGATGTACATGATCGGGATGAGGTTGTCCTGTTCCATAGGGAACTCCAAAAAGGTGGGGCCAGGCGGTTTCCCGCCCAGCCCCGAAAGCCGCGCAATGCGGCGAGACAGCCCCGAAAAGGCTTAGGCGACGCCCACCATCTGGCCGTTGACCACGGCCGTCAGCTGCGGCGTGCCCGTGAAGGCGGCCCCGCCGATCGTGGCAACCAGCTTGACCGGCCGCTTGAACAGGATGGGATGGGCGGTCGAATCGACGTTGCCGGCGGCGGCGATGTCGGCGCCGGCCAGCCAGGCGTCCAGATCGGCGACCGGACCGTCGCTGGCGTCGTAGGGCTCGAAGCCCAGGTCCGCCTTGACGCCGGCGCCAGCGGCGTCGGTGACCAGGCGCACGGCCGTGACGACGACGCCGGCCGGGATAACGCCCAGGTAGATCTTGTCCGCGATGCCGGCCGCGCCGCGGTAGCCGTAGGTTTCGACCCAGGCATTGCCGAAGGCCTGCGTGTGCAGGGGCTTGGCGTTGTAGTCGGGAGAGTAGCGATCCATGAAGTTCTCCAGTTCCACCGGGGCAGGCGGCCAGCCGGCCGCCCGCCGCCGATCAGGTGTTGAGGTTGACGACGGTGTCCAGCACCATCACGCCGTGGTCCGTCGGGATCTTGTTACCGCGCGCGTCCGGCACCGAGAAACGGAGCTTCGCCTTGCCGCACATGACTTCGCCCGCCACTTCGAGGTTGCGCTCGAAGTTGTAGCGGTTCTCCATCCAGTTGGCGTAGGTGTCCGATCCCTGGTTCTTGCCGTAGACGTGCGCCAGCGCCTGGGCGCCCAGCAGCATGCCGCGATCGACGGCGAATCCCTGTTGCAGCGTCGGGATGGTGACGTCCGCCTCGGCGGCCGTGGCCTGGCCAGCCTGGGTGCAGTAGCGCACCGAATCACCCGGGTTCAGCCGGATGGCGCGGTCCATCTTGCGTACCAGGATGTTGTGCCAGATGCCGGCCTCGCCCGTGAACAGCGGGTGCTTCTTCGGACCGGTGAACGACGAGGCACGGTTCCAGGCGTTCTGCAGGAACGTGCGCCACTGCAGGCTGTTGGGCGCGGAGTTGGTCAGGATGCTCTGCCACTGACGATTCGTGACCAACAGCAGATACAGCGGCTCGTCATCGGCTGCGGCGTCGCCCGGGATCTTGATGGGTTGGAGCTTGAACTCCATGTCATCGATGACCGCACCGAGGTGATCGATATGCTCCAACTTGAACACGTCCGTGGTATCGATCGTGCCCAGCGCCTGACCGCCCTGCACCAGCGACGTGCCGTCGGCCACCCAGTGGCGGTTGAAGGTGGGCGCCTTGACCGGGTTGATCAGGATCTCGGCGAAATCCGGATCGTTGGCCATGGGCACCACCCAATCGGTGCCGACCTGGGAGCCGCGGGTGCCGGCCAGGTGCACGATGGTGGACTGGTCGTTGAAGCGGCGGAACCAGCCCTGCAGGTTCGCCATGGCCAGGCCGCGCAGGTTGTGCACGGTGCGCTGCTGGGTCATCTTGCCGCCGGCATCCACCACCTTGGTGGCCAGGTCGATGCGGATGTCCATGCTGGACATGTCCAGGCGCTCGCCTTTGCCCTCGGCCTGCTTGTCGCCCATGATCGGCTTGCCGCCGGTCTGGTTGATCAGGTCGACGCTGACCTGGTCTCCCTGGGACTTCGTCAGGTCGGTGACGCGCACCAGCGGCATGTCGGGGCTGGTCTGGCCTTTCAGCTTCGCCTCGGCGGCCGATTGCTTCGGCGCCGCCCCGGTCAGGTTGTTCATCAGCGAGGGCTGACGTTGGGTGTTGGCGAACAGCGCCGCGCCGAAAACCTTGCGCGCGAGCGGCGAGCCAACGGGAACAGTAGTTTGGGACATAAAGCCTCCAGTTCGTGGGATTTACGAAGAGAGGCGCGCCAGCTGCGCTTCGATTTCATCCGGCGACATGTTCATGAAGCGGTCCGTCAGGGCACTGCCCGACAGCGCCGCGATGGCGTCTGCCTCGGATGTGGCGGCCGGCTGGCCGCCAGGGATATCGGAAAGCGTGGAAGGCCCCGACGCTTCGGCCTTCGCTTTCGCGACGGCCTCGGCAACGCGCGCGGCAGGATCGGCTGGCTGCTTGCCCGCCGCGGCGGTGGCCGGGTCGGGTAGCTCGATCGCGCCGTGTTCGGCTTCGTACATACGGAGGGCGGCACCGAACCGCTCGGCGAGCGACTTGTCCTGCCATGCCGGCTTGGCGCGTAGCATGGCGTCGATGGCGGCGACCTCGTTGAACTCAGCCGGGGCGGTGGCACGGAGGTGGGCGAGCTTGGGGATCGACACGATGGTGTCCTCGACGGTCACCAGTGCCTGCACCTGCACTTCGCGGCGCGACGCTTCCGCTTCCTCCGCAGCGGGCCGTCCGGCATCGACCTGTTCGCGCAGGCTTTTGGCCAGGGCGATCAGGTTGTCCATTCGGCTCGCCACATCGGGCGCTTCCTCGCGCAGCTGCTCCAGCAGTTGCTCATCGACGATCTGGTCCAGATCGAGCGATTTGGTGGCCTTGCCTTGTTCGGCTGCGGCCCGATCCTGTTCCAGCTTGACCGTCAGGTCCCGCACCATCTGCTCGGCACGGATCGCGCGTTCGCGCTCCTGCTGCAGCACCTGGTAGGGAATGACGTTCTTGCCGTCCCTCGCCAACACAACGGCTTCGCCTTCTTGCTCGGCAGCGGCGGCCGTGGCCCCCTGCTGCTTACCGCCCTCGTCGGTGCTGGGCGCTGCACCGCTGGTATCGCCCTGGGGTTTGGCGCCCGCGGCGGTAGCCGCGGCGTCATCGGCGGTCGACTGATCGGCGGCGCTGGTGGTGGCATCCTGCCCACCGACCAGCGCGGCCAACGCGTCGTCCGTCAAACTGAGGGGGTCGCGCAAGACTTCATCGAGGTTGTCGATGGGGTTGCCCGTCGTGGTGTCCGTGGTCATCTCTTCCTACTCCTAGTTCTCGGATAGGTCCGGGGGTTGAAAACGAAAAAGCCCCCGACGATTTCTCGGCGGGGGCCAGTGGTTGCCCGTATCCCAGGGCGGGGAATCTGTGTCGGCGCGCTACGCGACCTTGGCTTGACGGGTGCCCAGGCGCGCCAGCACCTGGTCGACCTCGTCCGTCAGCTGCTGGAACCGCTCCTGCAGCTGGGCGCCGCCGGTCTGCGCTTCGGCGCGAATGCGCGCGCGCTCCGTCTCGGCCTCCTCGTGCATCTCGGTCTGCTGCAGGCGGGTCTGCCATTCGGTGGTGCGATCGGCCAGTTGCTGGCGAAGCTTCTGCACCTCTTCCTCGTAGCGCGCCAGCGCGCCGTCCACCTGGCCCACCGTATCGGTGTCGCCAGCGCCGGCCGCCTCGGCGCGGATGCGCTCGGCCTCGGCCAGCAGCTTCTGCGTCTTGGCCTCGCGCTCGGCGATCTTCGACTGGGCGTCCTGCATGGCGGTCTGCATCTGGGCCTGTGCGGCCTGATCGGCCTGCTGCTTGGCGGCCTGCGCCTCGGGCGAGTTCGGATCGGCCTGGATGCCCAGTTGGGCCCGCAGGAACGCCGCCATCTCCTTGCGCTTGCCGAAGTCGGACATTTCCAGCGCGAAGGGGATCAGCAGCGCCTGCATGTTGGGCGGCATGGACTTGAGGATTTCCGAGAACGCCGCGAACTGCTGGGCGCGGTAGGTCGGGGTGCTGGGGACGTCGGACAGCGCCACCTTGACCGGCGCCGTCTGCACGTCGTTCTCCTTGTAGTCCTGGCCCGTGACCGGATCCTTGCGGGGGATGTTCACCACCACCTTGCGCTTGACCGTGCCGTTGTCCACCAGGATCTCGGCCTGGTCGGTCATGTCCTCTTTGATGAGGTCCAGCAGCGCATTGCCGACGCCGCGGCGCGCGACCCGGTAGTTGTCGTTGATCTTGGCCAGCGTGGTGACGCCCTGCTCCACCAGCGACTGGATGGCCAGGCCGGAGCTGGCATTGGATTGCTGGCCCATCATGGCGGCGTACACGCCGGCCGCCTCCTGGATGGCTTGCTTGCGCTCCTGCATGACCTGGAACTGCTGCTGGGACAGGTCGAAATTCGATTCGACCCGGATATTGGCGCCGACGCGCAGCGCCTTCGGGTTCGTCACGACGAAGGCGTCCGATTGGCCGATCTCCCGGCTGACATCGCTCATCGTGTTGTATTTCTCGTCCAGGGCGTCCGAGTCGATGAAGGTGCGCCGGCTGTTCATCAGCCACATCATGCGCGCCGCGCGGGCGTTCACCTCGTCCTGCGGGGACAGCATGGCCCGGATGATCCCATAGGGCACGCCGGTCAGATCCTCGCGGTAGCCGAAGAACGGGATGTACGGGAAGCGCCGGCGGTTCGTGGCGCGGTCCTTAACCCGAATCGGGCCGATGTGGAAGGCGCAGCGAATCTTGTCGTAGACGGCGAGCTTGGGCTGGACGGCGCCCGCGGCGACCAAGGCGCGGTGCACCTGGTTCTGCTCGTTGAATTCCAGGGTGCGCCCGCCGGGCAGCGCCAGCACCAGGCCGCGCACCCAGACCCGATACCAGACTTCGAAGCACGTCACCACCCTGCGCTCGATATCGCGCCAGTCCAGGTCGTCCCAGGTGGTGCGCGTGCCTTGGCCGATGTCGTTGAAGAAGTCCGCCGACATGCGGGCTTCGGTCGTCAGGTAGTCCGCCCAGTCGCGCCAGCCGGCCGCGGCCAGGATCATCTCCCGGTGCTCGGGGAAAAAGGCCGCGATGTGGTCGGCGTCGTAGCGCTTCTTGCGCACCACGTACCGGGCATCGCTCCAGTCCAGGGCGCGGCTGCGCCAGTCCCAGTAGATCTCGGAGCGGGGAACGCTGGTGACGCGGTAGGGGTAGTTGAAGGGGTTGCTGTTGCGCGATACCTCCACCACACCGAAACCGGCCTTGATCTGGCTGGCGTAGGCGTCCGACGTGGCGGTATCTGCCTGGGCCTCGCGCTCGGCCTCGTGCATCTTTGCCGACAGCGCCTCGGCCACGTCCTGGTACTGGTCGTCGTCGCCCCCGACGCGCCAGTCGGTGCGAGTCTTGGCCTCCATGCCCAGCACGGCGTTGACCGTCGGCTGGATCAGGTTGGTGACCAGCGGCCCCAGGCCTTTGGCTTCCAGGCGGGCCAGCGTCTCGGCGTCCAGTTGGTTGCCGTCGTAGTAGTCGCAGGCCTTGTCCGCCTCGCGGCGCCAGGTCGGCTGGTTGCGGATCTCGTCCAGCCAGCGCTCGAGCTGGGACACGGACAGCGCGCCGGCGTCGGCCGGCGCCTGATCGCGGGCGTGCGCGGTCGCGCTGTCGCTGCCATCGAGGAGGCGGAAGCCGGTTACGGAAGTGTTCATGCGCGCCAGTTTTCCCGGTGTCGTTTGAAGTTGATCGGTGCGTTGTTGACCGCATAGCGAAGGGACATCACGCCGTAGCGCGATGCGGAAATGACGTCGTCATCGATCTTCACGATGGCGCCGTCCTTGCGGTGGTAGGTGCGGTACTCGGAAAGCCAGAGTTCCAGGTGAGAAAAGACCTTGAATCGGCCGGTGACCATGCGGTTGAGCATGATCTGGATGCCGGCCTCGACGCCATTCGAACCATCCTCGAACTGCGTGCGCTCCGGCAGCATGGACACGCCCTCGGCCAGGTAGGCGTCCCGCATCGGCGTGCCGGTGTCCTTCTGCGCCTGCAGGGCGTCGTGCGGCCAGGCCACTGGGATCCAGCTGCCGCGGCCCTTGATGGCGCTGGCGTGCACGGAAACCGGTTGCTTCTTGGCCGCGTAGACGTCGTACACGTAGACGATGTCGGCGTCCTGGTTGTGCGCCAGCCAGGCCGCCGCCGTCGGATGGTCCCATCCCAGGTCCAGGCCGCAGATGCGCGGCCAGCTGTCGGGGATGTTGAACGGCGGCACCACGATGCTGGATTCCGGCACCGGGAACACCGCGCCGGAGCCCAGCACCGGCTTGCCGTAGGCGCGCGCCTCGCGCTCGTGGTCCGGGTAGCTGGCCAGGATCGCGTCCGCCTGCTCGCGGGTGTAGTGCTCGGCATCGTAGATGCCCATGAACACCACCACGGTGCCGGCGTGCTTGTCAATCAGAAACCGCTTGACCGTCGCCGACATGCCCATCAGGGGCGTGAAGGTCAGATACACCGGGCCCAGCGTCGTGTTGGTGCGAGTGATCGCCTCCATGTAGATGTCGTGGGGCGGCTCCTCGTCCAGCCAGACGAAATCCAGGGTTTCGGCCTGGAACTTCTCTCGGCCCTGCTCGTAGTTGCGAAAGCCCAGCACGCTCTCGCCGGCCTGGACGTCGCCACCACCACCATGGCGCACCACGATCATGGACACCGCGCCCGGCACGCCGGCCAGCGGCGCCACCTCCTTGATGGCGTCGCCGGGGATGGCGCCTGTCCCGCGTTCGCTGTCGACGCCGGGCCGGCCCAGCAGCAGGCGCTGCATGCCGTCGCGCGTCAGCGCCGACGACACCGAGGCCGCCCAGCCCGCCGTGGGTTTCTGGAAAACCTTGCCTTCCCACCATTCCGGGTAGCGTCCGGTCAGATGCATGGCCGTCTCGTAGGCGCCCGAGAACGTCTTGCCCAGCTGGTTGCCGGCAGAAAAAAGGCGCTCGCGGTATGCGGCGCCTTGTGCGTGGAACTCCCTCTGCTTCTCGTACGGCCGGTAGTACTTCAACCGGTTGCGCTTGGCGCGCCAGGCACGCTCCTGCAGCGCCCTGGCCAGCATCACGCGCGGATTGGACATCAGTGCATCGTGGTCCCGGCGCCAGCGCCGCCGGCGCGCAGCTGGGCAAGAACCTTTTCCACCGGGATGCCTTCGGCCTGGGCGATTTCCTGGGCGGCCTGCGCGATGGCGGCGTCCAGCTCGGCATCGGACTTCTTGTCCAGGTCGCCCAGTCGCAGCTCCTTGCGCTCCACGAACATGCCCAGGTAGCGCCCGATCAGCTCCAGATTCGGGGTCTTGGCCGCCAGCTTGAGCGTGAAATTGCTGTTGCGGTCCCAGCTCCAGCCCACGATGCAGCGGCGCACGCGCTCGGGCAGCAGCCGCAGATCCTTCGGGCTGGTGATATCGCGCACCACGCCATTCTCGTCCGTCACCACTAGGTCCGCCGCGTCGTAGAAGCCCATCGCCACCCATTCCTCGAGGACGCGCTGGGCGGTGACTTCCAGCTTCGCCGACAGTTTGTCGCGCAGGGCCTGCACCGCTGCCGCGACGTTAGCCTGGTTCAACAAGCGCGACGCGCCGCTGATGGCCGCAGCGCCGCGGGCCCGGTAGGCCGCCTCGTAGGCCTTGGTCTGGTTCAGAAAGCCACCCGCGGCGAACTCGTCCACGAACCGGCGCTGCTGGGGCGTCAGCGGGCTATCCGCAGACACCACGCGGCGGGCGGCGGTCGACAGCGTGCGCTTCGAGCGCGCAGGCGACTTCCGCCTCGGCTTGTGCGCTTGGGGCTGAGACGTAGGCTTTGGCATGGATGTAACAAAGTGCAATACAATCGACCCAACGTGGGGAGCGATATCTCTGACTTTTCGGTGGAATGAAGATGGCGGAACTGGACGACGTTGCAGAGAAGGCGAGGCGCAACCTGATGGTAGTTGCCACTGGCATTATCACAGTGGCGGCGCTGGGCATTCCGCTAGACGGGCGACTAGTGGGTGCGGTTAATTTGAACGAAGTAGAGCCATGGCGTGCCTGGGCTTGCACGGGAACTGTGCTTTTCTATTTTTGGCTGCGTTTTCACTTGGCTCCGAGCCGTTCAGAGGCTCGATCGCATCACAAAGAGAAAAAGGCTCAGGAACTTGAATCTCGATTCAAAGCCTTTGCCAATGATCAGTTCTCCAGATGGACAACCAAAGGGGCCCGGTCCCTCAAGGTCACCCTGGCGGGGCCGTACGATCCTCAATCAATTGGGACCAGCCTCGTAAACGTCCAATGGAATCCGAGATTCAGCGGCGGCACTGCCCATATGATGCAGTACAGAATTGAGGACCTAGGAGTGAACTACGATAGGCCCATTGGCATGGGCAAACTACGTTTCAGGGTTACGCCCGCCGCTCGACTCTGGGTCTGGGCTTCGGTGCATATAACCCGCCTGCGTCACCTCACTTGGGAGGGTCTTGAGCTTTCTCTTCCGCATGTGTTATCCGGCGCAGCGGCGGCCGTCTGCATTTGGAAGTTTTGTAGCGCGTTGTACTACTCGTTCCCTTTCATGCGCCACCTGCTTCCCGCATGAAAAAACCCCGCTCGGTTTCCCGGCGGGGTCTTAAGACGCACTGTTGACCAGTGACAGAATGGGGCCGATTTTGCGGGTGCAATCCGCAAATGTCAACCGGCAGGCTCCAACTCCCCTACGATGCCAGCACCGCGCAGCAGGGATTCAGCCAGTTCCATGGCACGGGCTTCCTCGCCCTTCTTCCCCTCTTCGACCACGCCGGTGCCCTTGCGCACCACGCGCGAGCCGCGCAGCCAGATGGTGATTTTTCCGTTCTGATCCGTGACGGTGCGATCGCTGATACCGGCGTGCACGGCCAGATCGGAGAGCATCACGCGGCCGCGGTTGGCCTTGGCGGCGAAGTACCGGGCGACGATGCCGTCGCGGACGGCGCGGTGCACGATGTGCCCGGACAGGATGCCGCTGGCCATGACGCCGTCGGACACGGCGCGCACCGCGGCGAACCAGTCCTGATCCCAGACGCTGCTACGGCAGCACGGACACGGCGTCGTCTGCGGCAGAAACCGCGCCTCGAGGATGCGCTGGTGCAGCGGCGCCAGCGCCTGCAGCTCGCGCAGGATGAATCCGGCCTGGGCTGCGCCGTCGACGCCGGCCAGGCCGCGACCGGTGCGCGGCGTGCGATCGGCCATTTTCACCATGGCCGGCCGGTCCAGGGTGCCGGCGGAGTAGTTGAAGGCGTAGGTGAGCGCCTGGTGGGCACCCTTGAAAAGCGGTTCGGACACTGTGCGCTCCTGGCAATCGTGAAAATTCTGTGCGCCGGCCGCCCCGGCCAGCTGATCATTCTTGGTCATGGAACCCACCGGTGCGCGCGCGGCTGCCGCCGTGCATCGAGTGCATGGGCGGCTGGGCGCCGATGCGTTCGGCGTTCAAGCCCAGCGTCGCGGTCATGCGCAGCGGCTTGCGAGTGGTGACGCCGGGCAGCACCTGCACCTGGCTGGCGTGAACCGGCGTGAGGGTGGGTTGCGCCGGTGTCGGATCCGGCTGCCGCTCCACCGGGACGCTGGCGGCCGTGTGGGTCGGGGCGCTAGCATCGGTGGTACTGGTGGCGACGGGCCCCGCAGATTGCCAGCGCGCATAGGCCTCCAGCTTCGTGGCCCCCACCCCCATGCGGCCGGCGCCGACGCACTCGTACCACTCGGAGCCAGCCGGCCGATCGGGCCAAAGGCGCAGCCGCGGCCGCGCCACGGGCCGCGTCGGCGCCGCGGTGCTGACCGGGTATCGGCGGCGCTGCTTGGGCGGCTCGCCACGCTGGTGGCGCTGGACGGCTGTGACGATCTGCCACACGCGTTCTGGCGAGATGTCGTAGGCGCGCGCCAACTCGGTCGACGATTCGCCGGCCTCGCGCCGGCGGGTGATTTCGAGGTCGCGATCGCGGTTGCTCATGCCTGCGCCTCCACGCCAAGAAGGCTAGCGTTCAGCGCAGCCCTCTTCACTCCTTGGGCGGGTTCCAAATGGTCGAGGAAGGTCACCTCCACCGTGACGCCCAGCTTGGCGCCGTAGACTTTGGTTTTACCGTCATCGACGACCTGGACGTCATCGCGGTACACAACGCCGTTGCAGCCGTCCTTGATGGCCTTCTCGACGTTGTCGCTATCCGGCTTCACGGTCGGTGCGATCAGACCGCCCGCGGCGCGGCGCTGGCGCACGCCGGACCAGGATTGCGGGATTGGGAGCACGATATGCAACCGCATCCGTATTGCCCCGGTATAGGGCGGACGGCCCGCCATGGCCTTAGCCGCGGCGAGCCTGACCAGGCTTTCGTAAGCTACGGTCGCCTCGGGCGTGTAGTGGCGCGTGAACACGCGCGCCGCGCCGGTCTTGGGATCACGGCCGATGCGCGAGCTGGACTTCGCGCGGCCCTTCCCCTTGGGCAGACCGGGCACGTGGAAGGTGATCTGGTTCGACATCAAACTCCCTCGCTGCGCAGGTCGCGCAGCCATTCGATGCGCGCCTCGGCCTTGGCCGCCGGCGCAGGTTGATAGGTCGCGCAGTTGCGGCGCCACAACGGGCTGACGAAACTGCCTGGACGGTCGGTCATGAGCGCGCAGCGGCCCAGGCCTTGCGCGGCCATGGCGGTGTGCGGGTGGCGCAGCGTGAAGCGCTCGCAGTAGACGCACTGGACGGCCGCGTTCACAGGTTCACCCCGTAGTCGGCGCGCAGCCGCGCTTTGTCGTCGTCGGTCAAGCCTGCGCGCTCGATCACGCGGTCCTTGAACTGCCAGAACGGCTCGGCATCGCCCTGGGTCAGGCCCAGCCTGGCGCCCTGTTCGGTGATGCCGCTGGCGCTGGTCACCCAGGCGAGCGGGTCGGCCGCCTTCGCGCCAGCGGGCCGCTTGCCGTCCAGCCTGCTGGCGGCCGCGGGCGGGTTCACCACCTTGTCGACGAAAACGTCGAGAAACCCGGCCGTGATCGTCCCCTGATCGCCGTTCGCATCGCGGTCTGCCACGGCCAGGCCATACGCCTCGACCAGCTGCAGGCTGGTGATGCCGGCCTGCACCCAGCGGACGATGCGGGGGTCGTTGCTCTGCGCCCCACGGGGCGGTTTGCCGCGGTCCTTCTCCCGCTGACGCAGCCAGACCGCGATGGCCATGGCCTGTTCGGACGGCGGCTTGCCCTCCAGCACCAGCGGCGGCGGCAGGTCGTCCGCAGGTTCGCGCGCGGGAGGATGTAAAGCCGCCGCTGCTATATCTTTTTTATTACTGGTTCCGGTTCCGGTTCCGGTAGCGTCACTCCCGCCGGAATCCCCTGGGAGTCCCGCGCCTGTCCCGTGGGACAAATCAGGACTACCAGCGGACGATCCAGGACTGTTTCCATTCTGGGCCGCGGCGCGCTCGGCCTTCTTTCTCTCGCGGTATTCGGCCTTGCGGTTGCGCTCGCCATCGCGGCGTTCAATCATTTCCAGCACACGTTCGGCCAGCGTGTCGTGGTACAGCCGGCCATCGTCCGCCAGCCACCAGCCGCGCATGAGGCGCGCCTTGCAGAACTGGAACTGGTCCAGGGGCATGCCGATGCGCGCCGCAATCAATTCATCGTCTTGAGGCAGACTGCCGCAGGGGGTTTGCTCCCAGGCAGTCATCCACAGCATGAGCAGCCACGGGCGGATCTCGGGCGCCGCAAGGGCCCAGGTGTCCGACTGGCGGATCCGTTCGTGGTCCAGCTCGAACCGCCAGCCTTTGGCGCGGGTGTCTGCCGGGTAAGGTGCGGGCTTTGTCATGAATGCTCCGCAGTAAAGAGCCCCGCATGATTCAGCGCCTCCACGCAGGCGGGGTTCAACCAAAGGCATTCGGTCCGCACGCCAGCACCACGGGCCGCGCTGATACGCGCGGTGGTAGTTGCGGTAGCCCATCCCGCCAGTGCATCGTCATAAAGTGCGCTGGGGTAGCCGGTGAGAGCGACCATGCCCTGCACGCCCCGAAGAACTTCGAGGAGGTCTCCATGGTCCTGGTCGGTCATTTCGTGCGCGTAGTACCGGCCATGCTTCGCCCCGGCATACCTCGTCTCGTGCAGATAGGGAGGATCGACGAAGAACAGCGTATCCGGTGCGTCATGCTGCCGGATCACTTCCAACGCAGGCCGGTTCTCGATCATCACTCCAGCCAGGCGCCGAATCACGGGGCCGAGCGTATCGGGGTATTCCGCCCAGAGCTGCTGGGCGGTACCGTAACGCCGACGCGTGTCGATACGAAATCCCGTTGTGCCCTTGGTCGCGCCAGCCGATCCAAAACCCATGCAGGCGCGAATGATGGTGCGTCGCGCCCGCTCCACCGGGTCAGAATGGAACCCGTAGGCGCCATCGAACTCCTCACGCGCGTACGGCGTCAGGCAAATAATTTCGATCAGCCGCGCGCTGGCCACCGGGTCGCGGAGCACCCGAAACAGATTCACGATATCGCCATCGAGGTCGTTGTAGACCTCCGCATAGGCCCGAGGCTTTTGCAGGAGAACGCCGGCGGCGCCGCCAAACGGCTCGACGTAGCAACGGTGCGGCGGCAGGTGCTGGAGGATCCAGGGCGCCAGGCGCCATTTCCCGCCGTGGTAGCGGATCAAGGGGCGCTTGGGCGTCATGCACCTACCCCGGTCGCGCTACGATTGCACGACTTGAACTGAAAGGGAGCCGCAACTTGAAGAGTTATTTCCGCATACTTGCTATAGCGGCGATACTGGGCACCGTGGGGTTCCTTGCCACCATCGGCCTTCTGAGTGTCCTCTTCGGTGGAAAGACCGACAGCTTTGCGCCCAAAACTAGCGCTGATGCCGCTGGCTGGGTGCAGGCGATAGGCTCGGTGATCGCAATTCTCGCGTCCTACCACTTGGGTTCTCGGCAAGCCGCCGAGGTGCAACGGCGCGAAGCTGCGGCGCTGGCCGCCCAGGAAGAGAAACAACACGCCCTCGGAAAGCTGGTGCAGGCAAGCAGCGAACAAGCCTTGAAGCCGATCGAACTCATGTTGAGCTTGCCGGACGCGGAGGAAGTTACATACCTCTTCCCAGGAGCGAGGGGTGTGATTGCCAGAGCGCGGTCGGCACTGGAGGCGATTCCCAAGGCCGAAGTCGATCCTCCGGCAAACCTCCAGTACATTGCCGGAATTGCAAGCTGCCTTGCGAATATCGAAACTGATATGGAGCGGCTGGAATCGTCGATTGCACAGTCCCGCCGCGAAGTTGCCTACTTGCCGGACGTGGTGGACGGCGAGATTGCAGAAGCTTGCTCCCTCTTTCATCTCAGGCTCAGGCATATCTCTTTCGAGATACACACGTATCTTCAAAAACTGGGAGTACCCACGGAGCGGCCACGGCCCTCGGCAACTGGGGAAAGCGCCCAAGCAGCTGGAACGAACGCATAACGATGCCTTCATGCGTGGTCTCCGCTCCGCACTGCCAACGCCGTGACGATCGGCCGAACCCAGATGGGCGTAGAGGAGAGCTGGAACGATTCGCCGGCGCGCGAAAGCAGGATGGCCCGGCCGATTTCCTCGGCCATCGCCTTGGCGGCCTTGCGCGGCACGGCGTTGCCGATGCGCTCCCGGTGGGCGCTGTCGGAAGTGCCGTCCATCAGGAACACCTCGCCGCGCTCCTCGGCCTCGGCGTAGTCGTCGGGGTCGTAGATGCTCTGCAGGGCCGCCAGCTCGAGCGTTGTGAACGGCCGGTGCCAGGTGCCATCCTCGGCGACGATGCGGCACACCAGCTTGTCGTTCGCCGCGGGCAGTACTGGAACATGTCCTGGAACATCGCCGCCAGAATGTGTTCCAGCGTTCCATTCGCCCCCGTGTGCCGCAGCACCAGCCGGAACATATCGCGGGTCCGCGATCGACCATGAGCCGTTGTCGTGGCACGCCGACGCCGACACGGCGCCGACGTGCTTGTCCCAGGCGGCCACGCCGTAATGCCCAGCAGTTAGGTAATGGTCGCCACGCTCGCGGGCCAAGCCGGGCCGCGGATCCGCGACCGCAAAGGCTCCCTGGCCGGTGGTGCTGCCGGAAATGACAGTCCTGCTGGCGCCGTCCCACCCGGTGACCGCATATTTGCTGTGCCCCTCCGAGCCGCGCGGGTCCGCCACGCATTGCCCGGTGCCGTGGGCGCCTGTGACGGCGCGCGCCGCGGCGTCATAGCAGATGATGCGGAACTCGTTGCTGTGCTTGGCCGGGCCGTGGTGGCGCGGGTCAGCGACGCTGTAAGCGCCCTGCCCCGGACCTTGTTGGCCGGCGATCGCACCGGTCGACGCGTCCCAGCGGCGCACGCCGTAGGCCTGGCCGTCCTTCCACGCCGCTGACGGATCGAAACGCGGATCGGCCACCGAGAAGGCGCCATTCAGCGGATGGCTGCGTCCAGCCACCACGCCGGTGCTGTCTTGCATCGAATGCACGCCCAGGGCGCATCGGCGCATCTCCGGCACCAGCAGGAAGTCCCGCAGGTAGCCGTCCTGCACGGCCAGGCGGTTCAGGCTGCGCCAGTCGCTGCCGGCTTCCACGAACGCCAGCCGCACCCAGGTTTTCCAGCTCAGGTTCGGGATGCGATGCATCGGGCCGGCGCGCAGGTCGCCAGGCAGGTGCATACGGCCCAAGATCTCGCCAACGGCGCGCAGCGGGCGCTTCGGCGGCTCGTAGATGAACGCCGGCACCTTCTCGGCGTGGCGCGCGATCAGCAGGAAGCGCTTGCGGCTTTGGGCCAGGCCGCCCAGCTCGCCGCAGTCGTGGGCGGTTTCCCGCACGACGTAGCCATAGTGGCGCAGCAGCCGGACGATCTGATCGAGGAAGTGGCGCCCGCGCGTGGCGATACGCGGCACGTTCTCGAACAGGATGACCTCGACCGGGTCGTCCTTCCAGGCCTCCAGGCACAGCCAGATGCCGCGCAGCGTCAGTTCGTTGAGCGCCTGGTACTTGGCGGTCAGGCTGCGCGCGTGCGACAGCAGCCCCGAAAAGCCCTTGCACGGCGCGGACAGGAAAAGGATGTGCGGCCGATGCCCGCCCGCGGCGGCGCGGACGTCCGCCGGCATGGCCTCGACCCAACCTGACGGGGGCTCGTGGCCGTGGAATGCGATGTACTGGTTACGGCTGAACACGTCCCGCACCGTGCAGCGCACGCCCGTGAATTTCTCGAAGTCGGCCGCGCCGGCCGGATCCACGTCGATCCCGCCCAGGCAGACCATCTCGCCCTCAAGGCCAGGGATGGCGGGCTTTGCGTCCTGCATGCCGGCCGCGCCGATGCCCGACCCGGAAAAGACGCCGAAATGGTTGATTCTCGATTTCGCCATGGCGTCATGCGACCGTGTTGGCGCGTGCGCGCACGTATCCGATCGCGCCGAACGCATGCTGTTCCAGCACAGCGCGCGCGTACTCGGCCTTGGTCTTGCCGCTCATCGTGGCCAGGGCCGCGATCGCGTCGTAGAGGTCACTGGTGCAGGGCACGTCCAGCCGTTCGGTGCACTTGCCACCGGCAGAGGTGTCGGCGGGGCGGGATTCCAGGGTATGCAGGGTCGGGTTGCTCATGGGTTACCTATCGGATATTGCTCGGCTGGGCCTGGCGCGCTGCGGCGGGCACAATGCCGGCATGCAGTCAGCTCAAGGGGAAGGCGGAAAAGGAACGTTCGGTCCGGGCGCAGCACTCACGGCAGCGCATTCACGAGCCGCCCTGATAGCTGCGCGGCACATCGCGGCGGCAGTCAGCACCGTCAGAACGGCGAAATGGGAGCGGTCGCCAGGCGGAAGGCACTGGTCAAGTTCGTCGGCGAGCGCCCGCTGCAGATGCGTCGGCCCATCCAACAATGTGTGCACGCGCGCCAACGCTACCCCCACGGCATGCCGGTCGGTGGAGAAGCGCGGCAGCTCGAAGGGCCAGGATTCAAGGGTTTCTGCCGGGATGCCGAAAACCACCTCAGCGACAGTGCGATCGAGCGCTAGCGCGGCGTCGTTCGGCCCGAACTGGACGGGCGCGTCCGGGCGAGCGCATTCCAGTGGCGTGCGCGTCGGCAAATCAGCCATGGCGCCCTCCCCGCACGGGGTTCCCACGCAACGTAGAATCGGAGGCTCCTACACCGCCCTTTCCTACGTTGGGGGGACTCTCGATGAGCAAGGAAATAGTCGTCATGCTTCACCCGGAGACGTTGACGCACCGAATGCTCGCGGCAGCGGCGACGCTGCTTGGCAAAAATCCACTGCAGCTTTACCCGGAAACGACGGGCCGGCCAGCGGCGCTGCAGGTGAAGTGCACACAGGTCGGGGCCACGGACTATGGTCTGGTCCGCCTTGTGCTGGGAGAGGACGGCCAATCGCCTGCGGTATCGGTGCGACCGGAGTTACTGATAGCAGTGTTCGATTCGGACGACCGGCTGCCAGCTGGCTTCCTTTCGGACTGAGCGCCCGACTGCGCCGCTCCTTCTCGATCGCTGCCTCGACTTGCCCCGCGAGGCGTGCAAACGTGGCCGCGTCGTACTGGCGCATCGCACGGATGAAACGCGTGGCGGCGTTAGACATGTCTGGCTGGCTTTCCCGGCGTTCCCGAGCCAGACGGAAAGTAGCCCTTTCGACCATGTCGCGCCAAGTTAGCTCGCCCACATGCAAGGCATCTCGCCTAAAGGCGGACAGCCGGCGCCGCGTCGGTTGCCGCCCCTGCAAAAAACCTAGGAAAACCTGCGCGTCCTTGAGGATGCCGGCCGCGTCCAGCGGCGTGTTGGCGCCCGCACGGCGTGTCACCGCGAGGTGCAGCGAGAATTCGACCGCCTTGGCGCGGATGCGGGCGTTATGCACGGCATTTTTCTTGCTCCCGGCCAAAATGTGGCGGCGGACCATCGTCGAGGCCTCGGATGTGCTGGGGAGTTGGGGCGTTGAATCGCGCTTAGACATGCTCCACCCCCTCGGCAAGGTTCGTACGAGCGGCCAGGCACGGGTTGCCAACTTCCGACAAGCGAGCCACGACGTCAGGAGGCAGGCCATCAGTCGGATATGGGTACAAGGTCGGACACAACTGATGTGGTGTCTTCTTCCAGCCCGTCAGTTCTGCGAGGAACAACGCCCGCCCGGGAGGGAGGCTATCCACCCATTTGGATACGGCCCACGGTGTAAGCATTTTGGGTTTGGCGCGCTTCGCTACGGCGCTGAGGCCACCGGCCAGGCTGATTGCTTCGGCGATGTGTGCTTTTTGGTCCATGCCGCAATCGTACAACTTAAAGTAGAAGTTTCCAACTACCTAAAATAGAAATGACTGCGCGCATGCTGACTGTTAGATTTCTACCTATGGTAGAAAGCAACAAGCTGCCCATCCGGTATCCGGAGTTTGCCGTCCGCATGAAAGATGCAATGGCAAAAGGCCAATGGGAAGTTCAGGGCATCGTTGATGCTCTGAAGCGGGCCGGTGTGCGCATTACGTATGAAATGGTCCGACGCTACACGCTCGGCCAAGCAATGCCACGGCCAGAGAAGATGGGCCAACTGGCGGGAATTCTTGGTGTGAGCCCGAGCTTTCTGCAGTACGGCTCGGACAGCGAAACTCCCTCGCCCCCCTCGAAGCCCAGCAGCCCCAAGAGCGAAAGACGCGCCGGCAGCGGCTTTTATCCATTTCTCCGCATACACCCTGAAGACTATGCAGCTCTGGACGACGATGCAAAGGATGACATCGAGAGCATCATCGAGCTACGAATCGACAAGGCGGCGCGCAACTCATCGGCACGCAAGCGAGCTAGCAATCGCACTGGCACAGAGGATGCCTAGCGGAAGCTGCCGTGCATACCATCCTATCTGTCGTTGATAATGTGGTGTATGCAAGATTCGGCCGAAAATTTTCCCCGCCAAGTAACGAAAAGCTATTTCTGTAGCATTGTGCGGCTTACTTTTTTCTTGGCTTGACCGCGGCGCAAACAGAATGGGAACCAAACTTCACACCCACTATGACAATCTCAAAGTAGCCCGCAACGCTCCTGATTTTGTCATCCGAGCGGCTTATAAGGCCCTGTCGCAGCAATACCATCCCGACAAGCACGGCGGAGACCCGGCCGCGGCGAACACCATGCGTCTCATCAACGAGGCATATGCCGAGCTATCCGACCCCGCCCGCCGCGCCGCTCATGACGCCTGGATAGCCAAGCGCGAAATGCAAGCGCGTGAGCAAGCGCAGCGAGCACAGGCCCAGCCGCAACACCAGGCACCTCCGAACTCGCCGCGACCGGCTACAAAGCCTGCGCGCCCTCAACCGACACCGCAACCTCCTACAGCCAGCCACGAGAAGTCGGACTTCTGGATTTACGGTATCGGCCTACTCATTCTTTTCTTTATCTTCGTGATGGCGAACAAGGGCGGGTCAAGTGGCAAAGCCACATCGCCTTCTCTCGCCACGGCACCGCCGGCGCCGATGCCTGGCATATCGAATCAACGTGCAGCACCGCCGGCAGCAACGACAACTCCGGCACCGGACCTGCGGGCCCCTGCTGTGCCAGTTTGGGAAGACATGCCGCGCGGCCGAGTGTCGGCGCAAGAATTGAACGTCCGCGCTGGCGCCGGGCCCAACTTCGACGTGATCGCACGATTGCGCTTTCTCGACACGGTCACGATTGAAGGACCGGCGACCAATGGATGGCTTCCTGTTTCGCACAGCGCTGGCTTTGGCTTCGTGAATAGCGCCTACATCCAGCTCGGTCCCGACGCGGACACGCTACAACGCGTTTGCGCGGACGGCTCTCCCCTTCCCACCACAGGAACGACCTTCAAACGCCCGACCACGGCGGGCGAACATGAATTGCGGATTACCTCTCCGGCCGGCCAAGATGCAATTGTCAAGCTCAAGGATGCCCAAGGCCGAACAGTCATCAGCGGTTATGTACGGCGCGGCGACACCCATACCTTCCGCGGGATCCCTGGAGGCAGCTACAACGCATGGTTCGCTACCGGAGAAGAGTTCAGCAGTCGCTGCGGTAGGTTTTTGCGCAACATGAATGTGACCTACGACCCTTCACCGCAACTGTTCAAGGTCACCTATTCTGGAAACCTGTCCTACTCGACCGTCATAACGTATTCGCTTCAAATGCAGCGGCAAGGCAATTTCTCGCCTACCGCCGCAGACACGACGAGCTTCCTGGTCGACTAATTCCCGTAAAGCCCCGCAAGGGGCTTTTCTCTTTCTCGCCCCAACAAACATCGGGGAGCTTAGGCGCACCCCTGGCTCTACTTTTAGTTGTTGACGCAAATTCTACTTTATGTAGAATCACTCCAATTCTTCTACTTTAAGTATTGGAAACGTCATGCACCAATTCCGTGCCGAGCTACGAGGCTCTGCGGCCCCCTCTCCGACAGCAGACCACCACACCGCCAGCTTGCCCTGCGCGGAAGCACAGTTGACTGACGCCGACGTTCTCAGCGTCCTTTGCGACCTGTTCGCCGGCCGCGCCGCTACCGCCTTCGGCGAGTCCTTGGAGTGGTGGGCGGAGACGTTTCAGTGCGACCTGGCCGCCGAGGCCGCCGGCGGCGTGGTGCTGGCGGCGATCAGCAAGTGGCCCTTCGATCAGCGCGCCGGCGCCGAGGGCGTTCAGCAGTTGCAGGCCGAACTGGTCAAGCGCGCCCGCCAGATCCTGGCCCGCGGGGTGCAACCGTGACCGGCGCCCTGATCCTCGTTCCCGTCGCCTATGTCATTGCGCGCGGGATCGACTTCATTGCGGCCGTCCTGCGCCGCACCGATCCCTGGAGCCCGACCGTATGACGATCCAAGTCCTTGGCGTCGACCCGCGCAGCCGGAGCAAGACCCAGCTGACCGCGCCCGCCCCCCTCCCCTACGTTTCCCGACGCGCGCTGGCGCGCGTGCGCGATCGCATCGAGCCGCCCAAGGCGTGCCACTGCTGCGGCGGCCAGGTGCGCCTCATTTCGAACGCCGAGATATACGGCCGCGAATACGGCCCCTGGCCCTTCGCTTATCACTGCAGCCAGTGCGGCGCCTACGTGGGCCTGCACCCGGACACGGATCTGCCGCTGGGCATCATGGCCACCAAGGCGACTATCCAGGCGCGCAAGGTCGCCAAGGCCGATTTCCTGGCGCTGGTCGGCGAACGGTATGCAGGCAAGCAGAGCGCCGCCTATGCCTGGCTCGCGCGCGCCCTGGCCATTTCCCCGTCCATCTGCCATTTCGGCATGTTCACCGAGCAGCAGGCCGGCCGCGCCGGCGAAGTCTGCCGCCTCGCACGCGAGGCCTGCCAATGACCGCCGCCACCATCTGGGTGCTGTTCGCCTTCTTGCCGGCCGGCCACGACCGCCCGCCGGTCATGCGCATCGAGCGGTTCGAAACCGCTGCGGAATGCGAGCGCGTCCGCGTGATCTTCCCCCGAAACATCAGCACCGTCTTTACCTGCCTGCCCAGCCGCCAGATCCGCGCAGGGCAGCGCCTGCCCCTGGAGCCCCGCCAATGAAGCCCACCCGCAAGCTGGTCCGCGCCGACGGCACGGACACCGAATTGCACGGCCCGCACGCGCTGATCGACGTCCGCCAGCTCATCGGCGCCGACGCCCTCGAAATAGTCAGCCTCGGCCAGCGCCAGCACGCCATGCTCATCGACCAGTCGGCCGACGCCAAGGGCCTGCCGGTCAACGCCGCGGCGTCCCATCTGTACCAGGCTGCGCGCGGCGAGCCGCGCCCCATCCACGGCGACGTCGTGATCGTGCCTGACACCGACTACGCGAGGGAAGCATGATCCGCCGCCTCCGCATCGTCTGGCGCCGCGCGCGCCGCACGGGCCGCGACCTGGACGCGGCTTCCTACGCAGCCGGCATCGCCGGCGGCGTGATCTTCCTGGCCGCCATGACGGGCGTGCTGGGCCCCACGCTCGACGCCCCGCGCCACCACCAGGCCGGCGCCGAACGCCACGCCTCTCGCTGAACGAGCTGCTGACATGGAACCCAAGATTTTCACTGTCCGCGCCTCCAGCTGGGGCCGCCTGTTCGACTGCGCGCACGCCTGGGAAGGCACGCACATCCTGGGCATGAAGAAGCCCGCCGGCATGCGCGCGCTCCTGGGCACCGCCGTGCATGCTGGCACGGCCGCGTTCGACCGCGCCCGCCTGGACGGCACGGCCTGCACGCCCGACGATGCCGCCGGCGTCCTGGTCGACGAGCTGCGCAACCCTGCCCAGGACGTCGACATGGCGCAGGACGGCCTGTCGATCGACGAAGCCGAGCGCATCGCCCTGGTGGTGCTGGTCAAGTACTGCGCCGAAATCGCGCCCCGCTTCGAGTACATCGACGTCGAGACGACGCTGGACCCGCTCAATATCGACTGCGGCAACGGCATGACCGTGCGCCTCACCGGCACCATGGACCGCGCCCGCGTGGCTGCGACCGAGGGCGGCATCGTGGTGCCCGACGTCAAGACTGGCACACGCGTCCTGGTCGACGGCAAGGCTGTGACCCAGGGCCGCGCCGCGCAGACCGGCACCTACCAGCTCATGTACGAGGCCACCAAGAAAGTCACGACGGTGGGATCGCAAATCATCGCCCTGTCCACCAGCAGCCGGCCGGCCGCGGCCGTGAGCCCCATTTTCGACGCCCGCCGCGTGATGGTCGGCGAGCCCGACAAGCCCGGCCTGCTCGAACACGCTGCGGCGATGTTCCGCACCGGCCTGTTTCCCCCGAACCCCTCCAGCGTCCTGTGCAGCCCGAAGTATTGCGCGCGCTGGTCGTCCTGCCTTTTCCGATAACCAGAGGAGCCCCGCATGTCCCTTCACCCCGTCAGCCGCGACGTGTTCGTCCGGCGCACCGATCAGGCCGGCAAGTCGGTCGTGACCCAGCACCTGGCCTGGGATCCCGCCCAGTTCCTGGTCAGCCAGGTCGAGCAGTACCACCGCGACGCCAAGCCCGAGGAGCGCCAGACCGTCGCGCTCGCCACCGCCGCGGAGTACCGCGACTACCGCAATAGCCATAAGCAAGGACGCTGATCATGACCACACAGCAATCTACCAGCATGGCGGACCTGCAGAAGACGAGCCAACCGACCAAAACACCGCTGGCCGCATTCAGCCACTTCATGGACCGGTTTAAGCCGCAGCTCGCCCTGGCGCTTCCCAAGCACCTGACTGCCGACCGCATGTCCCGTCTCGCTCTTACGGCATTCAGCAGCAGCACTCAGCTGCAGAACTGCGACCAGCACAGCATCGCAGCCTCGATCATGACCGCTGGCCAGCTTGGCCTCGAGCCCGGGGTCAACGGACAGGGCTACCTGATTCCCTACGGCCGCACCTGCACATTCGTCCCCGGCTGGAAAGGGTTGGTCGACCTGGTCGCCCGAAGCGGGCGCGGCACTGTATTCACCGGCGTGATCTTCCGCGACCAAGAGTACACGTTCACGGACGGAGCGCGCCGCGACCTGGTCATCCACAACGAAACAGACCTGGACGCACCCGAGGACATCACGCATGCCTATGCCATCGGCTGGGTGCGCGATGCCGCAATGCCCATCATCGAACTCTGGCGCGTGTCGAAAATTGAGAAACACCGCGACAAGTACAACAAGGTCGGCCGCAAGCACTACAGCTACCGCGATTGGGAAATGTACGCGCGCAAGGTCCCGCTCCTCCAGGTGCTCAAGTACATGCCGTGCTCGATCGAGGTTTCCAATGCGTTGGCAGTCAGCCACGCTGCCGAGGCGGGCCGCGGTGTCAACATCGAACAAGGCATCGTTATCGACATGGACACCGGCCGCCCGGTCGAGGAAATTGACCGCGAAACCGGCGAAGTGATGCGGCAGGCTGACGAAGGTACGCGCCAGCCGCCTAAGTCTGCCCAATCCGACACCGCGCCCACGAAGGCGCAGGCCGAGGCCAGTAACCCGGCGCACCGCACGGCGACGGCGGCCAGGGCCTCATCCGAGCCGCAGGCCAAACCCACCGAGCAGAGCCAAGCCGAACTCCCCACCGCTGGCAACGAAGGCGGCGGCCTGGATCCGGCCAAGGTGGAACACCAGATCCAGAACGCCAAGACCATCGACGTCCTGGACCTGGCCAGCGACTCGATCGACGGCGTAGACGACCTTGGCGAGCGGGCCCGGCTGCATCAGCTGTACCAATCGAGGCGCCTGTCTCTGACGTCCGAGGCCCAGCGCGGCGGCAGCACGCGGCGCCGCAGCGTCCAGGCGCCCGAATAAGGCCAGGTGACCGACATGGCTTTGTTCCGCAACCTCTCGGTCTACAGCCTGCCCGGCGGGTGGGCCGTATCCCTGCCCCAGCTGGTCGGCATGCTGGAGAAGCATCAATTCGTGCCCACGACCGACCTTCAGGCCGAGTCCACCGGCTGGGCGCCGGTTCACGAGGGCTACGGACTCGTGCACGAGGTGCAGGGCCATCTGCTGCTGCGCCAGCGCACCGAATCGCGCGTGATGCCCGCCAAGGCGATCGACCTGCAGGTGCAAGAAGCTGCGGCGAAGGTCGAGGAGGCCCAGGGCTACAAGCCCGGCAAAAAGCAGCGCAAGGAGATCCGCGAAGAGGTCATCGACCAGATGCTGCCTGCCGCATTCCGGCAGCAGGACGATGTGCTGGTCTGGATCGACACCCACGCCGGCCGCCTGGGAATTGACAGCGCCTCGAGCGGCCCGCGCGACGCCGCGGTCGCCCTGCTGTGCGAGAGCATCGACCACTTCGCGCTTGACCGCCTGTCCGTGCGCACGGCGGCGGCCGGCGCGATGACTGCCTGGCTCGCCGATGATGAGGCGCCGGAAGGCTTCACCATCGACACTCTGGCGGACCTGCGGGCGGCGGGCGAAGGCGCCGGCGCCGTGCAGTACGTCAATCGCCCCCTGGACCCTGCGGAGGTGCGCCACCACATCCAAAGCGGCATGCAGTGCACTCGCCTCGCCCTGACGTGGCAGGACCGCATCTCGTTCGTGCTGGATGACGAACTGGTGCTGAAACGCATCGTCCCCGCCGACGTCGTGCAGATGGACGTCGAGCGCACCGCCAAGACGGAAGCCGAGGAATTCGAGGCTGATTTTTTCCTCATGGCGACCACCTTGCGCGGACTGGTGGCCGACCTGGTCGACGCCCTGGGCGGCGAATACGTCGACGACCGCCAAGCGGACATGTTCCGCACCAGCACTGGCCCGGCCCTTCGCGCCGACGACACCGACGACGACGGCGACGACCCGCTGCTGGCAGAAGCCCGCCGCGTGGTGGTCGAGAACCGCCGCGCGTCCATTTCCCTTGTTCAGCGCCATCTGCGCATTGGCTACAACCGCGCCGCGTCGCTTCTCGAAGCCCTCGAGCTGCGCGGCGTGGTGACAGCCATGCGCCCTGATGGTGGCCGTGAATTGCTTGCCATCTCCTGAGGAGCAACCATGCGAATCAACCGTATCACCGTCGAGAACTTCCAGGGCGCCCGCGCCGTGGACCTGCAGTTGCCCACCCCGCTCGCGCTGGTGTCGGGCCTGAATGGCGCCGGCAAGTCGACCGTCGCCGAAGCCGTCCGCCTGGCGCTGCAAGGCGCGCCGGAACGGGTCAGCCTGAAAAAAGAGTACGACATGCTGGTCAGCGACGGCGCGAAGCTGGGCGCGGTGACCGTGGAACTGGACGCCGGCGCCGTGTCGATGACACTGCCCAAGGGCGTGGCGGACGGCCAGGACCTGGTGCCGACCAGCCCGGCCCTGCCCTTCGTCCTGGCGCCCGAACGCTTCGCCCAGGCCGAGGCCAACGACCGGCGCAGCCTGCTGTTCACGCTGACCGGCGCGAAGATCCGCCCCGACGATATCGCCGCCCGCCTGCTGGCCCGGACATGCAACGCCGAGCTGGTGACCCAGATCAAGCCCATCCTGCGTACCGGGTTCGCCGCGGGCTCAAAGTACGCCAAGGACCAGGCGACCCAGGCAAAGGGCGCCTGGCGCACCGTCACCGGTGAAGCCTACGGCGAGGTCAAGGCCAAGGACTGGGCGGCCGACGAGCCCGCGTTCGACCGCGCGGCACTCGAGAACACCGGCGCGGAGCTGGCCGGCCTGGACGAACGCATCGAGGCGACGGCGCAATCGCTGGGCAAGCTGGTGCAGAAGGCCGAGGCCTACGCGGCGGCGCGCGATCAGCTGGCCGCGCGCCAGGCCAAGGCGGCGCGCCTGCCCGAGCTGAACCGCAAGCTGGAATACGACCTTGCCGAGCATGGCAAGGCAGTCGCGCACGTCGAAGCGCTCCAGCTGCGCGCCGGCGCTGGCCCGCGGACGGGGCTGGTGCACGAACTGGCCATTTGCCTGGACGACGTCTACAACTGCGAGAAGGTGAACCTGCTGCTGCCCGGGCCGCTCGATATGCGGATCCTCGAGGTGCTGGAGCGCTACGAGGCCCAGTACGGGAAGCTCGACGCCCCCGGCGACGCCGAAGCCGCGGCCGCGCTGCCGAAGGCCATCGATGCCCGCGAGCTGATGGCGCGCAGCGTGGAGAACGACCGCCGCGATATCGCCGCCGCCCAAGAAGCCGCAGCCAGCTTGGAAGCCGTGAACGCTCCAGAGGCGATCGACACCGCCGACGTCGAAGCCGTGCGCGCGCAACTCAACGCCCTCAAGGAGCAGCGCAAGGAAGTCCACGAGCGGGTGCAGGCGCTGCTGAACGCCAAGCAAGCCGCCGACAGCGCGAAACAGCGCACCGCCAATGCAGCGCAGTACCACGGTGAGGTACAGGCCTGGGCCAAGATCGGCGACGCGCTGGCGCCCGACGGCATCCCCGGCGAAATCCTGGCCGAAGCCCTGCAGCCGATGAACGACCGTCTCGCTCACCTGGCCAGCCTGGCCAACTGGCCAGCGGTGGCGATCGCCGGCGACATGGCCATCACCTACGGCGGCCGCGCCTATCGGCTCCTGTCCGAGTCCGAGCGCTGGCGCACCGACGCCCTGATCGGGCTGGCGCTGGCCGCCCAGTCCGGGCTGCGCTGCGTGCTGCTTGACCGCTTCGATTGTCTGGATCAGCCCGGCCGCGGCGACCTGCTGGGGCTGCTCGACACCCTGGCCGCCGACGGCGAACTCGACACCGCCCTGGTGCTGGGCACCCTGAAATCCGCCCCGCCCGCCCCCACCGACCTTTTCACCAGCCACTGGATCGACCACGGCACCAACGCCCAGCCCGCGCTGCGCGCCGCCGCCTGACACAAGGACCACGACATGCAAAACCTGGCACTTTTCTACGACACCGAAACCACCGGCCTGCCGCTGTTCAAGGATCCGTCTGAACACCCCGACCAGCCCCACATTGTGCAGCTGGCCGCGGCGCTGGTCGACCTGGACTCGCGACAAACAGTCGCCAGCCTGGATCTGGTCGTCCGGCCGGACGGCTGGATCATCCCCGATGAGGGCACCGAGGTCCACGGCATTACCACCGAGTACGCCATGGCGGTGGGCGTACCCGAGACGCTGGCCCTGTCGCTGTTCCTGGAGATGTGGGCCGGACGCAAGCGCATCGCACACAACGAGTCCTTCGATGCCCGCATCATCCGCATCGCCCAGCACCGCGCCGGCGAGCTGGAACACGACCTGGAACGCTGGAAAACCGGCACGGCCGAGTGCACCGCGCGCCTGGCCACGCCCATCCTGAAACTGCCGCCCACCGCCAAGATGGTGGCCGCCAACCGCCACCACCACAAGACGCCCAAGCTGGGCGAAGCGGTGCAGTACTTCACCGGCAAGCCGCTGGAGAACGCGCACAGTGCCCTGGCGGACGTGCGCGGCTGCATGGACGTCTATTTCAGCATCCAGGACCTGCAGATGGAGGCCGCGTAATCATGCATCCCTACATGAACCGCCACGACCGGCGCCAGGCCCGGCGCGCCGAGGGACGACGGCCTCGGGCGGGGCGCATGGCGCGTCCCGTGGCCGCCCCGTTGATTATGGGCTCAGAAATCGTGATGCGCCCCCTGGAACAGCTGTTCGACGAGCTGGACCGGACCGGCAAGGTGTCGGTCAACGCCAAGGGCTACCCGACCTTCGTGGCCTGCGACGGCCACAAGTACGAGGCCGCGCCCGCGATCGAAGGGCTGATCTGGCACTTCGAGATGTGGAGCATCCGCCACGCCAAGGAACTGCCGCTGCAGCCCCTGCGTGATCTGTACATCGCGCTGCACTACCTGGTGCCGATCCAGGAACGCACTATCGAAGGCCTGCGGCACGCACTGCCGATACTGCGCCGTGTGATCGCCTTGGGCCAGCGCGACGACCAGGGCGACCTGTTCCACCAAACCCGCATCAAGATCGCCATGGAGGCGCAGGCATGAGCAAGATTGAAAACACCTGGCGCCTGGCCCCGGTGGCCGCTGCACAGCACGAGCTGGCCGAGGTTCGCGCCGCCCTCGGCTTTCTTCCCCAAGGCTATAGCGCTATGGCTGGCCTGGAGCGCCTCGCCGACCTGCTGGCGGCCGCGGAGCCTTCTCCGACCTCGCCTGCAGTCAGCACCGAACAGGATGCCCCGATCACCGTTACCGTGGATCATGATCCGCGCGGCGTCAGCGTTGGCGTGTGGCAGGGATCGCACTGCATCTACAGCGGGGCGCATCCGCTGCCCGCCGCCGCTGGCCTATCCACGGCGGCGCACACCTACGGCGCCCCGGCTGAGGTGGCGGTGCGCATCGAGCACTACCTCACCCACAACGGCCAGGAAAACTCGGCGAGCCTGCTGCTGTACGAGGCCATGAAGGCGCTGCGCGCTCCCGCTGCTGGCGATGTGCAAACCGCTGCCGCCCGCGACGTTCTGGCCGAGCGCCAGCGACAGATCAGCGTCGAAGGCCGGACGCCAGCGCATGACGACCAATACACCGCCGGCGACATGGCGAGTGCGGCAGCGTGCTACGCCGCCCAGGGTCGCCACCACTATCCGGAGCCGGGCCGCCCTGGACCGAGCTGGCCCTGGGCCGCCGAATGGTGGAAGCCCTCGACGTATCGCCGCAATCTGGAAAAGGCCGGCGCCCTGATCCTGGCTGAAATCGAGCGTTTGGACCGTGCAGCGCAACGCGCGGGGGATGCCTAATGGCCCTGCCCTACAGCACCGCGACCAGCGGCGAGAAGGCACTTGGCGAGATCCAGAAGCTGCTGCGCGCCTTCGGCTGCAGCAAGTTCGGGAGCATGGTGGACGACGGCGCCGGCGAGCTGCTGGTGCAGTTCGAATACCGGGGCCGCCAGGTTTCCGTGAAGGCATCGACGAAGGGCTACGCCGCGGCCTGGCTCAAGGAGAACCCGTGGAGCCATCGCCGCACCGGCACGCGGGCCTAGTACGAGAAAAAAGCCATGGACGTGGCGAGCGTCGCCGTGTATTCGATCCTGCGCGACTGGATCAAAGGCCAGATCATGGCCATCGAGACTGGCATCCTCTCGTTCGAAGGCGCGTTTCTCGGTCAGATCATGCTGCCGACGGGCCATACCGTGCTGGAGCATGCAGCGGCGGCCAACCTCCTGCCGGCGCCGGACGGCGGCCAGCAGGTCCGCCAGGCCGCGGAGGGGTGAGCATGGCAGTCACAATCACCGATCATGCCGACGCCCGCCTGAAAGAGCGTCTCGGCCTGCCGAAGTCAGCCCGCGCTGCTGCCGCGCAGCGCGCCTTCGATCAAGGCAAGCGGCACGGCGACGCGGCCGGGAAGCTCAAGCGCTTCTTGGACAAGTGCTGGCTCCAGCACCGCAGGGCCAACAATGTCCGCATCCACGCCGAACACATCTGGTTTTTCGCCCACGAAACCCTGGTGACCGTCTACGAGGTGCCCAGGAACATGCGCGCGGGCGCAAAGGACTGAACTATGAATGAACAGAACAATATCGCGCCGCCGGCGATTGTCGTCACGCTCACTCGCACCCTGGGTGCGTATGGCGCAGCGTTTGACCTCCCCGGACCGCACCGGGCATTTACGTACCGCCACCAGCCGGGGAATATCGGGGCGCACCGCCTCGGTGCCGCTTGGCAAAAGGCAGCCAGCGGTAGTTCGGGCGACCTCATCGACAGAGGGCTGGGGCTGCTCAAGGCCTTACAGGAGGTCGGGTTCGGTGTCTTTGTGGTGTCGGAAAATGCCGCCCCTGCCGATGAGCAGAATGTCCTGTGCTGCGATGCAGCCATGGACTTTCGACGCTCTGGCGCGGCGTTCCCCGCGCACCCGCTTCCGGTGTTCAGTGCGGGGAAGTGGACTTACGACGGGACCGGGCAATCGTTCGACTACAAGGCCATGGACGAGGCCGCGTTCTCCGTTTACCGCGCTGCCCTGGCAAGCGCCCCTGTACCCGGGGAGGCGAAGAACTACCCAGGCGACAACGTGGCCGAGCGGCTGGACAAAATGGCCGACGGCCAGCCGCCGGGGTCCCAGGCGCAAAGTGATCTGTACGCGGCGGCCACGATCTGGCGCAAGCACATCGCTCATCGTGCCGCGCCCCAGGCCAGCGCCGAGAACGTGCGCAATGCGGCGCTGGAGGAAGCGGCGAAGCTGATGGACCAGACGCTCCGCAGCAACGGGGCCGCCCTTATCCGCGGCCTCAAACGCTCCCAGGCGCACAAGGACGGCGGCCGGCAGCGCGCCGGGGATGCAGCGCTGGCCCGGCTCGCGGAGCCGCACACGGGCATGAGGGTGGACTACCAGGGACTGCTGCGTCAAGCGCGCGAGGGTCTACACAACTCCCCCGGCTTGGCCGAGATGCTTCGCCAGCTCCAAGGCCATCTGCGCGAACTGGGCCAGCGCTGGTACGCAGGCGACACCGCCGTCGTCGACGAGCTGCTGCAGCTCTACTGCGTCGAATCGAACGCCCGCGCGGCCCTTTCTGCCACCCAGGCAGAACAAGGAGAGCTGGATGCGTGAACGCCCGGTACTTTTCAACGGAGCGATGGTGCAGGCCGTGCTGGCCGGCACGAAGACGCAGACGCGGCGCGCCAAGGCGCTGGAGTACTTTTCTCAACCCGAGAATGATCCCGATGGCTGGTGGTGCGCGCGGGTGTCTGACGGCGTGGCCTACATGGTCTATAAGCAGTCTCCGCATGAGCGGGCCGTGCAATGCCCCTTTGGGCAGCCAGGCGACCGTCTCTGGGTGCGCGAGGCCTGGCGCAGCGTCGTGGACCTGGACCAGCACAGCGGCAGCCACATCGCCGACCTGTGCCTGGACGCGGGCTACAGCGTGCCCTGGGCTCCGATCCAGTACGAGGCCGACCGCGCCCGGCGTGACTGGAAGCACACCGGCACGCCGCCCCATGACGGGCCGCCCCAAACGGGCAGGCATCGCCATGCCCGGTTTATGCCGCGCTGGGCCTGCCGCCTGGTACTGGAAATTACCGGCGTGCGCGTGGAGCGTCTGAACGAGATTGGCGAATCCGACGCACAGGCTGAAGGCTGCGCGCCGGCATGGCTGGATGTGGACGATAACGAGACCGTGCATGCCCACCAGCAACCCACCTTCCGCCGAGGCTTCGCCAGGCTGTGGCGCGAGATCAACGGCCCCAGCTCCTGGGACGCCAATCCCTGGGTGTGGGTGGTAGAGTTCCGGCGCCTGCAGCCTGGGGGACCGCGATGAAGCCCTACCTTTCGGACGACGAAATCAACGAAATCTGCGACCCGTTGACCCAACCGCACGCGCAGATCCGGTATCTACAAGGCCTGGGCATCCCGGTCAGCCGCAAGCCCAGCGGCCGCCCATTGGTGGGCCGCGCCGCCTTCGACCGGGTTATGGCCGGCGCCCCCGCGGAAGCGGCGAACGACACGCATGCGCCGCCGGCCTCTCCCCAACCGGATCACGCCGCGCTGCAACAACTTTTCAACCGACAACGGAAGCATGGGACGCAAGCGAAAATCGGCTGA